CATCTGCCTCGCGTCGACCAAACCGACACTTTTGAGCCGCTCGCCGAGCGTATTCACGGCCTCCTTGGTCTTGTCCGCCGCGCCGCCCGCATCGGCCAGGTTCTGCTCGATGGGCTTGATGTCGTCGGCCTTCTTGGTGAGCTTGCCGAGTTCGTCGTTGAGGCCGAGAAACCGCGCCTGCACCGTGACAGCAGTGGACGCGACACCGTTGTTGGCGTCGATTGCCTTTTTGGCATACGCAAGGAATGCAGCCTCGATCTCTTTCGTGGTGCCGGTGCCGCTGTTGCGCACGGTCTCGAAGGCAATCTTGGCCTCATCCGCCACTCGCTTCAGCTCGGACGTCGCGGTTATACCCAGGGTCTTGATCGCGTTGTTGACCTTGTCGAGCGGATCCTTGGCCAGCTCGCTGGCTCTTACGCCAATGAGGCGCAGCGCCTCCTCGACTTGCGCGCCGGACAGTTGGCCTTTGACGCCCAAGTCTGCGATGACGGCGCGCAGCTCCTGCAAGCCTTTTTTTGTGTCGACCTTGTTGATGGTCTCGGCCACCGCGAGCGTGAGCGCGGCCGCGGCTTGCGAGTTCTGCGCGAGCGCGCGCAATGTGTCGATCGCATCCTGTCCGCTCTTGCTGATGCCGTTGAACGTCTTATCGCTGTCGATGCCGAGCCGGATCATCGCGGCGCGCGCCGAGCCGTCTATCGCATCGGCGAAGGTCAGGGAGTTAATTGTGCCGGCCTGGAAGGCGACCACGGCGGCGTCTTGGAATTGCCGAATTTCTTCGCCGCTCAGCTTCGACAGCGCCTTGCCGAGCTCTTCCTTGATGGTCGCGCCGGTTACCTTGGCCTTCGACGCGACTTGATCCAGCGCCGTCTGGAACGTTTGCAAGTTGGCGAATGCGTTGCTTACGTCGATGGTGAAGACGCCGCTGTCACGCAGCCGGTTGAACACGTTCTCCAGCTTCTCGGCCGAGCCCTGCGCGCTGATCAGCTCGGAAACGGCGTCTTGTATGGGCTTCGGCAGTTTTGCGAAAGTGCTGATGCCTTGCTGCGCCGCGTTCGCCGTCTTCGTACCTGCGGCGGCAGCGGACACCGCCATGTTTTGCAGTTCGCTGGTGAGGCCGAGCGTGGTTGCCTGGGCGGCGAGCGTGGAAGTGACGACACCGCCGTTGGCCTGGAGCGCGACGCGCGCATACGCCCGGAATGCGTTCTGGATGTCGCCAGTCGTGGCATCGCTGCTGCTGCGAACGGCTTCGAATGCCTTGGCGGCATTGTCGGCCATCGCCTGCAGCTCTTTTTGGCTGCGTATGCCGAGGGTGCCGAAAGCATCGCTAGCGGCTGTTGCCGATCCGGCGGCGGCGCGTAGATTCTTGTCACTCTCGAACAACTTCTGCGAAAACTGTCCGATTTTCTTGTCAGCTATCTCCGCGCTTTCCGCGATCTTTTTTCCGAACGTGCTAAAGTCCTGCGTTTTAAGGCTTTGCGCAAGTGCAGCTATATTTCTACCCAGCTGATTGACGCTCTCTCCAGCAGAGAAGAACCCAACGACAATAAAATTTATGGCGGTTGATAATCCGCTCAGCGTAGAGCTGAGCAGTGAGAAGACACCGGTCGTGTCGCCAAGGGTGACAAATAGTGTTTTAACTGAATTGCCAAGGCGGGACAGATTCGACTGATACGTTTCAATCGGGGCACCGGTGCCGAATGTTTTGTTGAGCTCGGCAGCGAGTTTGGGGAGGAATTCAGCGGCCAGCACTTCGCCGTTTTGCAGCATGCGCTGCAATTCGCCGGTGGTGACGTTCATCGCCTTAGCCGCGAGGTTGAACGCGCCGGGCAGGCGTTCGCCCAATTGCCCGCGCAACTCCTCGGCCTGTACAGACCCTTTGCTGATCATCTGGCTTACGGCGAGCAGCGCGCCCTCCGTCTCCGCGCTGGTCTTGCCGAGACGGCCCATGGCTTGGGTGATGGATACCCAGATATCGCGCGTGGGCTGCCCTTCGAGGGCCGAATCCTTGGATGCGGCCGTCAGCTGCACATAGCTCTTTACGGCGGATTCGATACCGAGCCCGAGCAAACCGGCCTGCTCGCGCACGAACTGCATCTCGGCGGCCGCCTTCTGCTGCGAGCCGGTGAGCAGTTCCATGGTTTTGTTCATGGCATCCATCGACGCGTTGGCGTCGATGAACTGCTTGGCGACCGCTACACCAACGAGGGTGCGCATGCTGAACGCCAGATCCACTGCGCCGGCCTTGGTGTTGCGCATGCTGCCTTCCAGGCCTGCGAGCTGCGCCTTCATCCCCGCCGCCGCCGCTTCTGCGCGCAGCGTCGACGACACAACGGCACCGTTTGCTTCTATCGCCGCGCGTGCGTACGCGATAAACGCCTGCTGCACATCACGCGCGCTGGCCGTGCCGCTGGCGCGGATGGTCTCGAAGGCGGCGGCTGCGCTGACGGCGGTCTTCTGCAGCTCGGCCTGACTGGTGATGCCGAGCGTGCGGAATGCCGTGCCGACGCCGCTGAGCTCGCGCGCGAGGCCCAGCATGGCGGCCTCGGTCTTGAGCGCGCTCGAGGCGACGCCGCCGTTGGCCTGGATGGCGGTCTGCGCATACGCGCGGAACGCCTGCTCGATCTCGTGGGTGGTGGCCGTGCCGCTGTTGCGGATGGTGTCGAACGCCTGCTTGGCCTTGGCCGCGGCGGATTGCAGCTCCGCGTTGCTGCGCACGCCCAGGGTGCGGAACGCATCGGCGATGCCGTCGATCTCGCCCTTGAGGCCCAGCATCGCCGCTTCCGCCGCCAGCGAGGCCGATACCACGCCGCCGTTGGCCTGGATGGCAATCTGCGCGTAGGCGCGGAAGGCATTGGCGATGTCGAGCGCGGTGGCGCTGCCGCTGTTGCGGATGACGTCGAACACCTGCTTGGCGTTCGCGGCGGCGCTTTGCAGCTCGGCCTGGCTGCGCACGCCCAGCGAGCGGAACGCGCCGGCCACGCCATCCAGATCGCTCTTGAGGCCGAGCATGGCGGCCTCGGCGGCCAGTGAGGCCGACACCACGCCGTCATTGGCTTGGATCGCCGTGCGCGAATAGGCCAGGAACGCCTGCTGCACATCGCGGGCGCTGGCCGTGCCGCTGGCGCGAATGGTGTCGAAGGCTGAGCGCGCCGTGGTTGCGGCGGCCTGCAGCTCGGCGCTGCTGCGCACGCCCAGGGAACGGAACGCGCCGGCCACGCCATCCAGCTCGGCGCCGAGGCCCAGCATGGCGGCCTCGGTCTTGAGCGCGCTCGAGGCCACACCGCCGTTGGCCTGGATGGCGGCCTGCGCATAAGCGCGAAACGCCTGCTCGATATCGCGCGTGCTGGCCGTGCCGCTGTTGCGAATCGTGTCGAACGCCTGCTTGGCCTTGGCCGCGGCGGATTGCAGCTCGGCATTGCTGCGCACGCCGAGCGTACGATAGGCGTCGGCGATGCCGTCGATCTCGCCCTTGAGGCCCAGCATGGCGGCCTCGGTGGCGAGCATGCTCGATGCCACGCCGCCGTTGGCCTCGATGGCGGTGCGCGCGTAGGAGACGAACGCCTGCTGCACGTCGCGCGTGGTCGATGTGCCGCTGCTGCGGATGGTGTCGAACGCCTGCCGCGCCGCGCCGGCGGCGGCCTGCAGCTCGGCCTGGCTGCGCACGCCCAGCGTGCGGAATGCTTCGTTAGTGGCGGCGGCCGTTTCCGCGAGCTGGCGCCGGTTCTCGGCCGCGGCGGCTGCGGAATCGGTGAGCGCCGTGCGCGTTTCGGCGAGCCGTTGCGTGAGCGCCTGCACCGCCGTGGCGGCCTCGCGCGTTTTGCTCGCGATGCCGATCTGGCTCTGCGCCAGCGTGCCGGCATTGATGCCGGCCGCGGCCATCTCCTGCCGCAGCTGCTGCAATTGCAGGCGCTGGCGCTCTTCCTGCTCCGCGAGCTGGCGCGCTTCATTGCGCGCGCGGGTGAATTGGCTGGCGAGCGCCTGAGTGGGCTTCTCGGCAGCGTTGTATTCGCGGCCGAGCGCCGCGGTTTTGATGCGTGATTCTTCGAGCGCCGCCGCAGTGCCTTGCAGCTCGCGCTTGAGGTCTACGAATTGGTCGACGAGGCGTTGATTCTTGGCGAGCTGATTGAGTTCGTCGCCGAGGCGTCCGGCATCCTGACTCGCTTTGGCGCTGTCGCCGCCGAGCTGCTGGATCTCATCGATGAGCGCGCCGATGTTCGTCAGGCCCTCGACGATGGCCTGAATTTTCAGCGCGACTGATAGATCGTTTGCCATGGCGCCC